ATTTCGGATTTTTTCGAAGTGTTAAAAACAAAGCCCGCCCCGTTAACAATTCGAAACACTTTGTTAACATTCCGAATCTTTTACAATCATATAATCATGGCTCGAACTCCAAGGATGACGTGGGAAGGTGTTGGCTTTGGTCATCATCAGGTCGATTGCATCGCCATACCTCACGCCATTGTTCTCGAAGTTCATCACCATGTCGTACCATCGTGGCCACTCGCGTTGCATCACGTCGAGTGTGGTGTGGTCTATGTGGGCACCGAACCCACAGCCCATGCACCCTGTGCGTGTTGCGCCTCGGTCGTAGATGTCAGGCAGTTCGATGTGTCGGTCGTTGATGAACTGCCACACGTCCTGCTCAGTCCAGATAGCCAACGGCCACGATGACGGATGAGCACCACGACCTTCGCCGAATGTATTGCAACCACCACGACGGATGTATGCAATGGCGCGTGTGTCGCCCTCGTCTGCCATCAGTCCGATGTATGGCTTGCGTCCTGTGCGTGTCATGTATGCGTGGCTCGGTTGCTTCTTCAGCCAGTAGCAGCAGAGGTCGCTCACTTTGTATGGCTCGTTGAGCAGATACATCCATCGTTCTGGTATGCGCCCAACGGTGTCGCGTCTCAGTTTCAGCCGTGATGACATACAATAAGGGTTGCGTCTTACCGCGTCGATGTCATGACTCACACGCTTGCTCACCAGTGGGAAGCCGCACTCGGCAAAGACTTGCTTCAATGTCTTCTTTGGTCGTATGATCTCGATGCGGTGTCGCTCCTGCTGTTGCCGAATGAACCGGCAGATGCTTGGCGACTCACAGCCAGTCATCACGAACACCACGGGCACATCTGGCAGAACCATCTCAACCAGGTAGAGCATCACGCATGAGTCCTTGCCACCGCTGAATGATACGAACACCTTGCCTTCGTACCATGATGCAAACGCCTCAATCACTCCCAGCGAGTGGTCAATCTTCTGCGGTAGCGTCCACTGTTGGCGTTGCCTGAGTGTTTGTAAGTCCATTGAGTTTCTTTTTCCAGTTGTCGAATTGTTCAGCCGATTTCTTTTTGTACTCTTCAGGTGTTACCCAGCCGAAGCGCGTCTTACGGATGCCCTTCTTTGTGGGTTCGTATTTACCGCCAAGCCGCTCGGCGAATGCTTTCATCTGTTGGTGTTGCGCTTCATCCTTCGGCATTGTCTTCACCGCCTGTCGCCAGTGCGATTTCATTTCTTCATGCGTCCGATGGTGGCAGTCAGGACAAAGCAAGATCAGATTATTATAATCAAAACACCTCTCCTTCATCCTTTCGAGCAACGTTTCCGCTGGCTCGTCCGGCACTCCCTCCACAGGATTGATGTGGTGTACCGTCTTCGCTAGCGTGATGTTACCATCCCTTTGACAACGCTCGCACAATCCCTGACAATCCGCTATCTTCCGCGCCCTCAGTTCATGCCACTCCTTCGTGTTGAACAGCGACATATAAAGAAGGTGTTTCGGATTTCGATTTACTTTCTTCTTACCACTCATATCCAAACGGTCTAAAACCTTGCGCTTCCAATTCCGCTTCCAATTCTGGATTAGGTTTGTATGGCTGCTTTGGTTTGTCTTTGCGGATCACGCTTTCATCATCTGTCACCATCGCTCACCTCCGTTTCTGCCATTCGTTTGTCGTACTCATCGAAGTGGATACTCATCTGCTCCGGCATTGTGTCAGGATTATAATGTTTCTTGCGCTTGGTGCGCTTACCATAGGCGAGTGCTCTGCCGTTTGGTGCGATGTCACCCATCTGCGGCCCTTCGGCAGCGTCGCGTTCCAAAGCCTCTATCATTTCCTGCGCGTCGATCATGACCAACAGCGTTTCCATCAGTGACTCGCAACCGAGTTGCTTTTCCATCACGAGCAGTTTCTTGTAGATGCCTGGCACCAGCACAGCCGTCACCCGTTCCAAGATGTCATCCACGCACTCAGTCTGTCGCGCCTCTCCCATCCAAGGCCGGTCTATCATCGCGGCCCCGAAACCCTTGTGGCCTTCCTGCTCCAAGATCACAATCACTTGGTCAACTTTCAGGCTGTCTGGGTTGCACTGGTTGAATGCCTTCTGCCAACCCACGTCCGCCTCCATCAGCGTCATGAGTTTCTGAACGCGAGGATCAAGCGCGTGCATCGGTGCGCTGGCTTTGACGATGACATAGCAAAACCATTGCAACAGGTGGTACACGTCCACTTGCAAGGCATCGCAGCAGGCATTCAGCACTTCGGCCATCGCTGGGTCGATTTTGGTACCTAATTGCTCGAAGCGTTCTTGATTAGTTGGTTTCATCTTTTATTAACTTTTTCAATAGTGGATGTTCTTGTAATATCTCGCCGACAGACTTCACACCTTCGATGTTGGTTGTCGGTGGCGTTGGTCGGTGCTTCTTTCCTGGATATGCCTTGCGCATGATTTCCCGCCAGCGATGCACTTGCGGATCGCGCATTTCTTCGGGGTCGAGGAATGGTTCATCAGACAGCGGTGTCAGGATTGCGCCGTGTGGTAGAGCCTCCGAAGATTTATTGTCGGTCGCATCCTGACGCTCCGTCTGTATCTCTCGCGGCTTGAAGGTCGGGTCTTCCATCATTCGGATAGCGATGTCGGCAGCGTCGGCCTTATCACCGTCTTCCGGCAACCAACAGGCATCAAAGAACCGCGTATATACTTGCACACGGTCTGAGCCGAGTTTGTCTGCAATCTTCTGCCAGTCTTCCACACCGTCTTTATCCGGCCACAGCCACACGCGCCTGCCTTGGTCTATCAGCGGTTGCATACTGTCGAGTTGTAGGAACTTCAAACCGCCACAGGCGAGCCACAACTGACTATCCAACGAGCCGTAATAGTTCGCCATGATGATAGCGGTCTTCTCGCTCTCCACGATGTTCACGTCCGCATTCGGATAGCGTTTCAACAGGTGACTACCGAAGAGCGGTTTGATGATCTGATGCTCGTCAGGCTTGCACACCTGACGGCACCCATCTTGGTTATATATCCAACCAGGGTGCACGTCCTTGTCGCGGTGACCATAGTTCAGGTGACTCTTTGGGTGGAACTTCATCAGTTTCGCGGCCCGTGGCACACCGTCATGATCAATGCCCCAGAACACCACGCGACCATCTTTCCAACCGCCGACGCAATACTGCCAAAGCGTGTTCCTGAGTCGTCCCTTCTCTTCGGCACTCCAAGGCAGGTCGAAGAGGTAGCGAATAAGGTTGATTTTATCGGCTTGTGCCAACTCCATCGTTCTCGCAACCCATGAGCGTGGGATTTCGAGCACTGGCAATGGTGGCGGTGTCGGTCGTGGTGGTGGTGGAGTCCAGTTCAGAGGCACGTTGTCAACCTCGATGGAATATTTCTTTCCGAGGTAGCGTATCGCATCAGGGAATGACATGTGCTCCGCGTTCATCAAGAATTGCACTGGTCCACCCTTCGCGTCGCAGACAAAGCATCGGTAGGTGTTTCCGTGGTTCTTCTCGTTGATAGTCGAAGGTCGCACGATGAAATTCCCGTCGCTTTGATCGTCATGAAACGGACAGATACCTGTGAGGTTCACGCCAGCCTTTCGTAGCGTCACAAAATCGCCAACCACGTCCTCAATCTTCGCCGCATCTGTCACGGCTCTGATAATATCGTCGCTGATTTTTGGCATAAAATATAGGTTAAAAACTTTATCCTCGTTAAAGGTGATGGCTTTTACCTCGTTAAAGGTACGACCTTTTATATGGTAAAAGGTTTTAGAGGCAAAACCCTGGCAAAAGCCCCACAAAACCTGAATACCTTCCCCAATACCTTAATATATATACATATACAAATGTATATATATATTAAGGTTTGGGGGTTTCGGGGTTTTGATAGGATGTATAACCATAACGCGCGTGCATGTGCGCACGAGGGTTTTCAGGGTTTCTGAGGGTTTCACTCCTCATCGAAAGTGGCAACAGTCTCAGCGGCTTCGGCTAAAAGTGCTGCTGTCTTTGCGATGTTTTTCACTTGTGTTGTCGTGCATATCGTATCTGTATGCAGATTGCTATGGCTTACGGCCATCTGAAGCATCGCCTGTAGTATGAAATCATTCTTTGTCATTGTTGCTATTTGTTAGGTGCAAATGGTAAATCATTCAATATCGCGTCACATTGTGACGTGTCAAGAGTGTAACGGCCATTAACAGGCAGATGGAACACACCCGCGCTGTTGGCCTGATTAAAATAGTCTTTGGCTTTCGACTCGCCTACGTGCATCCTTTTCTTCAGTTCCTTCACGATGTTTGAGAAATAATCGCTGGTCGGCGACGGCATGAAGGCCAATAGGTGTTTGATGATTTGTTTTATCAGCACATCCTCATTATTTACTGGTGTGTTTGGCGTGTCGCTGATTTCCTGCGGACGGCCCCAACCTTCGACATTTAATATCTCAAAATCCCAATCATCAACGTCTTTGCCACGGGCTTTCAGTTGCTCTACTGAAAAGTATATTGGCGGTCGGTTTGGCTTGCGCTCCTTTTCTTTCTCGTTCTTATGCTTGCGGACGGCAAACACCTCAGTCACCTTACGTTGTGCGATGGAACCGAGCGATCCGACCATCTTTTCCGTTGTCGGATTCTCGTGCAGCACGCACCACGTTGACATGTCGTAGTGTGTCGCCATGATCATCAGTTCACGGATAATCGGCGTGCATTCCTTCTGCTCGTTGTAGTCATTGACAATATCCAAAAGGCCGTCAATGAACATCACATCGGGCTTGATGATGTATGCGAGTTTAAGGATTTGCCGCCAACGTTCTGCCGCTTCCACCGTATCACGTAACCTGGCCACCTGAAACCGCTCGCACGGCTGGTTGTATGGTATGCCAGCAAGTGAGCAGACGCGGTTTTTAACGGCTATGGTATCATCCTTGCCTTGCTCGGTGTCGATGTAGAGCACGATAGGCATGTGTGGCGGTTCGCCTTCATAGACCATGTTGCCAAACTTACCGCAGAGCAGCGAGGCCATCACCTGAGACATGAATGCCGTCTTTCCGTGGCCGCTTTTGCCTGTCACGATGTGGAGTTCCCCACGGTTGGCGAATGGTGTTCCGTTGTGCGATAGCGTCCATCGTGGCGGGTGGTATGGCTCCGCAAAGTCCAGCAGCAAACTCGCCACGTCAACGTCTCGCCATTGTCGTTCTTTCAGGAAGTCGCTATCTGGGTCTTTCGGCTTCGCGTCGCCTTGTTCTGGTAGAGGTATTTTGTTCTCTTCTGTCATAGTTCCTTAATGTCTTTATTGCCATAAACCCGCATAAAGTTGCGCTTGCGTCTCCTATCGCGTATTTCCTCTTTGTGCGTCTCGCGGTAGATGCGCTGCTGTTCCAGGATGCGCTCACGTTCACGCAGATAACGTTCGTGGTCTTTCACGCTTCGCGGCTCTCGCTTCTTTCTGGGTTTGCGTATGCCTTTCTTTGCATAATCGCGGTAGTATTCCTGCTGATGCGCTATCCGTTCTTCACGGTGCCTCATATATCGCTCGTGGTCATATATTTGCTGCTGAGTCATAGGCATCAGAACGGAAGATCGTCGCTTTTCGTCTCACCAGTCACGGGGTCAATCGGAGGCGTTGCCGGAGGTGTAGGCGCAGTGATTTGCGGCTGTGGTGCCGGTTGCTGCTTCTTCACGCTCTCAATGCTATACATCCGCAACTCATTATACACCTTGCCCTCATACTCGCGTGTGCGATGGCCAAAACCGATCTTCACCTCCAAGCCCTCTTTGATATACGGCTGGATGTTCGTGTCGAATGTTTCAAGCATCACCGAGTCAGGATAACGGTCACTTTCATGCTCAAAATACTCAAAAACGAATGGGAGAGCCACCCACTCGTTTCCTGTTCTTGCGCTCGTGCCGCGACGCTCCGGCAGCACCTGTTTGATTCTTCCAATAAATTCCATATCTTTTCGTTTTAGATGTTAAATCACTCTTTGCAACCAGTCGCCAATCCAATCAGCAGCAGCAGCCACCAATAAAATCCCCAAACCAATAGCGGCCCCAAGTGCCAACTGTTTCCATGACTGTGAAAATCCAGTCACCTCTGCGAAATCTCGCCATGTTTCCTTTTCTGCCATAGTTGTAAAAATTAAAAGTTAATTGTTGCCGTAGCGGGCATCGAACCCGCGCCGTTCTGGATGTTTCACCAACTCCGTTCTACCTGCTGAACTATACGGCATACCGTTATTCGATTGAAATTCAATCTACGCATGAATAGTATGTGTGGTATCAGACCCACACCGAGGACGGGTCTCTCTCCACGTCCTTTACCTTATCTCTTGTTTGTGCCAGGAGGCTGTCTGTCTGCTCCCCTGCTGCGGTAGGCCGATGCACACGCTTTCACGTTGCCGCTACTTGTCCCATGTGAATTTCCATCCGCAGTTATTTATGAAAATGTGTCAATGATCTCGTTTTGTTAGTTGTGGGGAAGAGAGGACTCGAACCTCCAACCTAACGTTCACGACGTTGCTCTACCCGTGTCAGACTACCGACTTATAGTTACTTCCCCCTTCTTCTGAAAACCAGCGAACCGTCACGGCGGGCTGGATGGATAAAAACAATCTATAATACCTTTGTCAAAAATTGCTGGCCGCTGCCTTTCCTGTTAAGTTGTATAACTAAAACAATTTATTAACCTATCTATATACCTATGCCTGTAATTCCTTGATTTTTCCAGTTGCTATCCACTCTTTGATTTCATAAAGAGGATAGATCCACGCCTGAGTATGTCGCATGCCATCGGTATCGGTCCATTCGACGCGGGTACGATTGAACATATCACCATGATCTTTCAGGAACCTCGGAGTCAACGTGCCAACATGTTCGCACAAAACATCCGCCGTCACCCAACGCTCGTTGACCGACTTCATGGCCTTCATCACCACGGCCAAAATCTTCGCCTCTAATGCTGACCAGTTCATTTTATTCTCTTGAATGCAATGGTCAACGGTTCGGCCACTTTGATACGTTCAAACTCATAGTGGTCGTACTTCTTCACATCCTGAGCGGCCACGCGAGCCGACTCCACAGCCCTTTCATCGGGCAGCGTAAATACACCAGTTTCTCCGACTTTTAAGTCCTGCCACTGCTTTCTTCCAACCTTTTCGCAAATCATACGCTTTCTTAAAATTACTTAATAGTTTACATACATTTTACCAAAATCGGGAAGAAAGCCGTATATTTGCATTTGGATTATGTTTGCAAAGACGTGTCGCACGTCTGACGGCTATTCTTTTGCCCCGATGTTTGAATACTTACTTACTTTCGGGTGCAAATATACAAAGTTATTTTTAAACTCGGTTTAATTCGTTTAAAGTTTTAAATTATTTTAACAAAGAAAGTAATATTATGCCTGTTATCTCACCAGTCTATATGCGGATGAAGCAAGCCGTGACATGGATGAAGCAAAATAAAGATATGCTTCAAAAAGATATTGCTGAAAGAATGGGAATGACGGAAGTTGGATTCTCTATTGGCATGAAACGCATTCAACAGAAATTTGATGAAGACTTCATCATTAAGTTTCACCAGGCGACTGAGGAAATCTTCTCACTCGACTGGCTGATGAATGGCACAATGCCAAAGTTCACAAACGAAATGTCTGTGTCGCATAAAAACGACCAGCAGCCCATTGACAACTCCAGTCTGGTCAATGCCGCACTCGCTGCGAAAGATGAAACCATCGCCGCACTGCGTGACCAAATCACGGCAAAGGACAAAGTTATTCAGGCGAAAGACGAACTCATCGCCGCCCTTCGCCAACAGATCACCATTCTGCAACAATCAGTAAGGATAGATGAACCATTCAAGAATTATCCCTTTGAAATTGGCGTGGCTGAAGATAGCAAACGACAAGTGACACAGGTATGACTTCCGTATTGATTATAATAGGTATAACCTTAATATGGTGGCAGGGAGATTTACCAATGTTTCCCCATGCCCGCCATGACAAAACACGGTTAACCTATTTATATATCGTACATTCGTCTAACTCGCGCATAATCCCGCCGGAATCACTCTCCTTGTGGCAAGGATTTGCGCAAAAATGGTCGCATCCGCCGTAAATACGAGGGTTTAACGCTAAATCGGTAAAATATGAATAAATACAAATCAGAACAATATAAGCCATTATTGGACGGGGTGTTTCCCCAAATGTTTCCCACCCCCTGAAAAGGCGGGGAAACAGAATGGCAAAATAAAAACTAAAAAATAAAAATGAAAATAACAAATTCAATCGTATGGGATCACCGGGGTAGGGTAGCAGCGGGTGGCCTGGGTCAAGTCGAAATCAGAATCACGATTGACCGCAAATCGTATTATATTTCCACAGGTATTAAGGTGCATAAGTCTGAACTGGTTGCTGGTCAGGTTGTGAACTGTCCTGGAGCCAAACAACTGAATGAGCGGATTGCCATAATATATAGTAAGGTACTCGCCTGCGTAAATGCGTGCGTGGAGAATAATGTGGGCATCAATATCGAAGATATACGACGCGATGTGTGGCGATTGGTTGACATTCAATCAGACCGACCGACTTTCATCGAATGGGTTGACAAGCAAATCCCTATGCTCAATCTGAGCACGGGAACAGCGAAGCACTATCTGCCACTCGTGTCTCGTCTCATTGATTTTGGAAAGATACAAAAGTGGAGTGATGTGACGGTCGAGAATATCTGTGAATGGGACGTGTTTCTTCACTCTATCACCAAGCCTATCAGCGATGCAAGACGAAAGGCAGGCGTGAAGCCAGAACGCCTTGGCGATGGGGCAATTTATAATTACCACAAAAATCTGAAGACCTTACTCAATCGTGCAGTGCTCTTTGACCTTATTCCACAAAATCCATACGATAAGCTACGTGGTAAGTTTAGCAGAGGAACAAAGGAAAGTGTGGAATATCTAACTGAAGAGGAAATGCTAAAATTTGAGGATGTCATCCTTCCGACAGGTTCACCGCTCGACGTGGCACATGACCTCTTCGTGTTCCAAGCATACACGGGACTTTCGTTTTCGGATGCTCAGGCTTTTGATATTAACGACTATAAATGGGATGGATTGCGATGGGTCAACAATGGCGAGCGAATTAAGACTGGTGTGCCTTATGTCTCTGTTATTCTTAGTCCGGCACTGCATGTCCTCGAAAAATATGGAATGAAGGTGCCAAAGATGAACAACGCGGACTATAATCGCCAACTGAAAGCCCTACAGGTGATGACAGGTATAAAGACACGTTTGCATTCCCACCTCGCACGGCATACATTTGCCACGTATATGCTCAGAAATGGCGTGAAGATTGAGAATGTAGCCCGGATGCTCGGACATACAAACATCACCCAGACGCAACGCTATGCCAAAGTACTCGCGGAGTCCGTTCACGAGGACTTTGATATGATTGCAGCGAAAATGGAGAAACCGAAAAAGAAAAAACGGGAGTGAAGTGTGCCTCACTCCCTTATATTTATTTACTATTAAAAACAAAACGTCTATGAAAAAGTTAATTATGGCCCTGACAGCGGCCTTGATGCTGTCATCATGTGAAAAACAAGTGATTTGTGATGGGGAGGAATTGGAAGAGACTGGCCAAGTCCGTATCACTTTCCAACTGAAGAACGACGCGCGGACACGGGCGACGGCACTCTCTGCAAGCGACATGACCGACCTATGGATGCTCGACTATGTGGATGGCGAATGTGCCAAGATGATCCACCTCACACCGGAGGATGATGGATGGTCTGCACCGTCTGCCGTCTTCACCATCGGCACCCATGACATCTATTTCGTGGCCTCGCGTGGCGATGGTGCTGATTTGGATGAAACAGAAGGCACGATTGTCTGGGCTGTGCCGCGTGACACTTTCCTTGGCTCCCTGACGCTGAACGTGACTGGTGGCACCTCGCCCACTCAGTCCGTTGAATTGAGCCGGGCCACTACACGACTGAAAATCAATGTAAATGATGCCGTGCCGAATGGTATCGACCGCCTGATCATCACACCCGACACTTGGTACTTTGGTCTTAACTATCTGACTGGCGAGGCCGTCGGCGCAAAGAAAGAAGCCCGCAGCGTCACCGTGCCTGCATCATACATCGGCACAACGAAGAAACTCAATGCCTCATTCTACGGTTTCAGTGGCGATGATGAATGGCAGACAGATGTGGAGGTGAAAGCCGTGGATGCCGATAATAACATTCTCGGACAGGTGACGCTCACCGATGCGCCATTTCAAAGAAACGTAACCACCGAATATTCAGGAATGCTCTTCGGCGGTCAGGCTGCGATGGATGTGGTGCTTGGCGATACCTGGGGCGAGAATGACACGCATACTTGGTGATAATCCGTCGGCACACAAACAGGGGAGGCCGTCGTGCCTCCCCTTCCTCTAACAAATAAACACATTATGAACTAAACGAACCTACATTGCTTCTGCCGCTTCCATTTCCGCCTGCAACTCGTCGATGACAGACTGCTCCACCTCGTCGGGCTTCTCCCACGGGAACGGTAGCCATTTGTCGAGTGATGGTATCGGCTCTTTGGAACCCATGCAGTAGTGAGCATTGTATGCCACCAGTCTTGCCTGTTCCCAGCCCGCATGATGCCGGGCGTTGTACCCTCGGATTATGGCCTTAACTTCCCACCAGCGGAGTCGATAGAAGAAAGTCTGGCGGTCTATCCCGATTTCGCCCACGAGTAACTGATAAATCTCGTGGGCGGTTTTCAGTTTTTTACGCCTTCACCGTCGCCCGTCGGTTTCGGGTCTTTGTCTTCCTCTACCTTTGGAATCTTGAAGAAATCATTTGCCATATTCATCACGATATTGAAGGCTTCCACGATCTGCTTGTAGTCGTCGAAGGTCTCGTTTCCGCGAAGTTCCTGGATGGTCAGTTTCGAGTCTTCGTCTGCGGCGAGCACAGCAGCCATCACAACGGCCATGCGCACATTGATCTTGCTCATATTGGCTTCGAAGAATCCCTGGTTGGCGATTTCCTCAAAGTTGCTCATCGTGAGCAACGTGAAAACAACGGGATATGTGACCCCATTAATGATAATTTCTTTTTTCATTTCTTCTGGAATTAGTTCTAAAAATTCCCGCCGTGCAGGGTGCTGCCTCGGCGGGCTGGTTAATCATTCATACATATATTGGCATAAAGAATAGCCAAGCGAGAGATTAAGCGGCGACGGTATAGTCCCCGTAGCCGTTGAGTGTCGTGGTGTACGCTGCGTTTGACCTGTTCGGCCCGTTAGCCTGCAACTGAGTGACGAGTACGGAGCCGCTGACAATCGTAGAGGATGCCGTGCGGTTGTTGTCGCCGCTGACGTTGGCGATCTTCCACATCACCGGGGTACCGGCCTCGTAGATGACCTCGACAGCAGCCATATCCATACCCGTGACCTGCGATGTGATGGTCTCGCCACTGCGCACCAGCGCATTCGATGTGATGTCGTATGAGAGACCCGTTGCCTCTTGCACAACCCAGTCGCCTGTGGTGTCCTTGGTTGTGGCATCTTCAAGGGTCAGGCTGACGTGCAAACTGAGTTGCAAGGCACTGGCTATCGGCTTCGACGCTGCAACCGTGTTGTCGTCCGACAGGAACAGACGCACATACTGACCCTTTGTATAAGAGCCGATGGCGATGACATCGGTGGCCTCGCTCGATCCAACTGTTTCGAGTGCTCCCGTCCCGCTGAATTGCAACGACTTTGTGGAGTTCTCCCGGTTGTTGAAGTTGAAGGTCACATCATTGAGGAATGCAGAACCTTTGCGGGCAAACGTAGCCTTCTGGCGGGTCTGGTTGTCGGTGGTCGAAGTCTCGTCCCACATGACAATCATCGGCTGCATGGCCTTGATAGCCGTCAGCATGGCCGCTGTGTCTGCGACATTCAGGGAGTCAGCAGATACCGTCCAAGACTTGCTTGTTGTGGTCGGCATAGATGCCAGCGAAACGATGTCCTTGTGGCTTGCCTCCTCGGTATTGTTTGTCAGCGTCACGGTGCAGCCAGTCGCCATGCCTATCACCTTATACTTTGCAGCAGAAGCATCATAGACACAGATACGAAAGTTTTGACCTTTTAATGTTGCCATATTTTCTAATTTTTAATAATGTCAACTTGTAGAGTGTAGGAACTGCCATCGTGCGAACGACCGACAGCACCTACAGCGTATTTACAATCGGCAGGGATTTCATTGACCAGTTCGGCCAATTCTTCCCGCGATGGCGCAGAGAGTACGGCTGTGCCGTTCTTCAGCAGATCGTCATAGACGCTTGGCTGCTTGGCGGTGTCCTTAGTCTTGCTCATCGTTCAGATATAATTCGTTGATAGTGTCACACTGATAATTCAGGATGACCGTCACGCTCGGCTTCAGTTGGTCAAACGCCACCTCTCCCCATGAGAATTGATACTCGTCGGGTTTCAGTTCTGCGTTCTCCGGCGGATTGCCTTCTGCGATCAGTTCGTCCGTGTGGCGGAAATAGTCGCGTATCGTCCGCCTGACTTCGAGTGCAGTCCTACCGAGTGCCGCACGGTTCTTCTCCACGATGCGGATGCTGATATTCACCTGATCTGCCTCACCCTCATAGTTGTCATCCTTGGTAAATTCGGCATTATTGCCTCCATCATTATTAACAATGATATAGGGAATCGGCACGTTATCCATGTCGATGTCCGGGAAGGCAATGTTATTGTAAACGTTATGCGCCGGTAGTCTTTCCATCAGCGCGTCGTTCGACTTCAATGCCTGGATAAAGAAGATGTCAGTCAGGAGTCCCATCGTCTTGTCAGTGTTTGTTCTATTGATTTACGAATACCTATCCTCTGGGGAACCGTGGGCGAGCAACCTGTTGCTGTTGCATCGGAGCCCACCCACGGATGAACTAATCCCAGAAGAAGGCGAGCGAAGAGAGTTTACTCAGTGGTTGGCTCTTCCTCTACAACCTCGTACAGAGCGAATGCCTGAGTGGTGTTGTTGGCACCGTTGATGTAAACCGAGAGATCAGTCATAGACCATGCCGTGTTCAAGATCACACGGGTTACACCCTTGTCGGCAAGAGTTACGGGATCGACCACCATGCGAACCTGACCGTGCTGCTGGAGGGCAAACCACTCGAAGTAACCGAAGGCGATATACTTCTTGGCGGTGGGCACGAGGTTACCGGCAGAGTCGAGTTCGGTGTTCAGATAGTGGGTCACGATGTATGGATAACCTGCGCAACGGCCATTCTGAATCACGAAGCCACCAGCGGCACCGGCGATGAGCGGAGTAGCCTTCAGCTCGGCCTCGGTCTCACGATCCATGATGATTACCACGTCACCCTCGAAGAAGCCCTTGTCGCTGAATGCGGCCACAGCCTTCAGGATGTTCTTGTAAGAGTCAGCACCGATGGCAATGTCACCAGTCTTGGTCATACCAGAGTACGGGCCTTTGTTCTTTTCCCATCTTGCCTGAGAATAAATCTTCTTGGCGAGATACTTGCGGAGTGCGAGAGTGAACTTCTGCTGCACGAATGCCATCAGGTCGAAGGCAGCGTTGTCGATAGCCATGTTAGATACGGGAACCTTCAGACCTACTCGGTTCTGAACGGGAGTGATGTTGGCGAAGTTGAGCACCTGGTCGTTCAGTGCCTCCACCTCACCGACCTCCTCCATCTCAACGTCGTTGACGCTGACAGGCCACAACTCGTTACCCTCTACGCCGGTCACGATGCGCAGTGTGCTGGGCAGATCGAGACCTTCGTGCAGGGTGGGAATCATCTCGTGGATGTTCAGATTGATAGCACCAGATGCGGTGATGTTGCTCGTTGATCCCTCAGTGGCAGGCCACAACAGAATCTCACGCTTTGCACCAGCGTCCTTGGTCTGACGCAGATACTCGCGCAACTGCTCGCCCTTGTTCACCTGCTCGCGGTGCTTGGCCAGTTCCTCAGAGGTCATCTGACCCTGCAAATCCATCATTACCAACTCGGCTTCTCTGCTAAGAGAATCCCACTCACGCTGCTCGTCGTCGGTCAGCTTGCGCTTACCTTCGGCAGCGGTCACATTCAGTTCGCCCATGCGATCCTGAATCTCACGATAACGAACCTGAAGTTCGTCCTTTGTCTTTTTTGTCATAATCGTAAATATTAAAAGTTAATACTAAAATTTAGTTTTCATTCTCATCAACTGGAGTTCGCGGGCACGCTGTGCGGCTTCCTCCAGTGCCTTCTCCTCGGCCTCGCGCTTGGCTTGCTCTTCGGCTTCCTTCTCGCGCTTTCCGCTTTCGGTCTCGTCCCAAAGCTCACGGGCAGAGAGTGAAGTCTGCAAGTAGGCGGGATCCATGCCCAAGGTGAGTGCGGTGATGGCACGGAACTTGGTATGGCGAACCAGGGGAACTTTGCCCTCGCGCTCTTCGATGTCGTACTGGTCTGGCCAGAACTCGAAAGAGCAGCCATCGTACACGCCAGCCTTGGTCAGCTCACGGGCACGGATGCCGAGGTCGCAGTTGGGAACATCTACCTCGAAGTTCACGCCTTCGCGGTCAACACTCAGACGGGCATTGCCTGACACACCGCACTTGGCGCGTCCGAAGGTCAGTTCACGCATGTGCAGCATGTTGATCTTGATGTCCTGAGAATTCAGGAAGTCCATCGTGGCTGCTTCAGGTGAAATCACCTCGCGGAATGTCATTCCGTGCTCGTCGAGAACTTGGCTTTCAGCATTGAAGCAGATGGCACGGCCTGAGATGGTGCCAAGGTTGCCCTGCGCAGCCTGTTCGGGTGTAGCTTCTCTAAAGGACAGCTCGCACTCCAGATTTCTGATTTCTCTTTTCTTTGCATCCATTTTCAATTATGAATTATGTTGTTACTATTCGGTCATTTTCGCGTCTGGGGTTTACCGTGAAACACCTATACCTTTTATAGCATAAAACCTATACATTCTTCCAGAAGAACATAGCCATTCTTTGCCAAAGAACCTATACCTTCTTTTCTTCGCCCTCCTTTGGCGGTGTCTGTTCTGTCGTAGGTCTTCCACCTGTGTTGCCCTCTTTCAGTTTCGGAGAGCCAACCACACCGAGGTTCATTGAGACGTAGTGATCGTCGCCGTCGGGGATGTTCGGCAGGTCGTACTGCGAGCGGATTTCGTTCACTGACCAACCGCTTTCGAGATGCAGCTTGTCGATTTCTGCCTGACCCTTCGCGTCGAGTCGTTTCAGAGCCAACTCGCAGACATGGATTCTGCGCTTGCCGAAGTCGCCAGGGAGAAGCAGTTTCGAGTTTAGCTCGTCTTCATGCTCACGGATGCGCGGCTGGATGGTGCGCAACAGGAACTCCTGCGTCGCGTGTTCCGGCATACGGTAGTTGCCACCACCATCGCCCACGATAGCGATTATCTTGGGTACACCCATCAGTCGGCAGAGTGCTTCGTCGGAATATCCGCGCTGCTCCAAGAGTTGCAACTGTTGGGCGGTCTGGCTGATGACCTGCACCTTGTCGAGATTCTGCAAGGCGATAACATCATTCGACAGCAATCGCTCCTGAATCTCGTCGGCGTACTTGTTCACCTGCTGCTTGTCGAAACGTCCGAAGGCAAGCGTACCGCCACCCGTTGCTGGTTTCTCCTCACCGATGATGAGTTTCATCTTACCACCCTTTGCCATATCCTGCAAAGCCTGTTCGTCGCCAGTGGCAGCAATCGAGAGAGCCTTGAAAGCATAGTCGATGGTCGGGATGCCCATGTAGTAGTCATCCGTGAGGAACACGTTCTTGAAGTGCAGCACATCCTTGGCATCGCACTCCACCTTCATCCGTGGGCCACGGTCGGAGTTATACACCAGATTGTATCGGTTGCTCAGTGGATCATAACCGCCACCCGTACACAGCCAAAGGTTCACGGGATAGCCGTCAATGCCGCGCTCGATATACACGTAGGCATTGCCATAGTATATCTTGCGGTACTCGATTTGCTCCTGCATCTGCGAGGCGGTCATCATCGGATTCGGGCGTACCTGAAGCAGATAGTTCAGCAGGCCGTTCTTGCCGTAGCGGTCTTCCACAAAGTTGCCACCCTCACCGTTCATGCGCTGGTACTGCGTCAACATCTGTCCCATCGTCTGCATGATGAGCGTCACACAGCGCGTCCATGTAGGAATCAGCAGAGACGAACGACCATACGGGCGCACGATGTTCACCTCATAGTTACCACCTTTCGGTACTGGTGGCGGTGTCGGTGCCGTGCTTGCCGGTACTCCTGGAGTCTGCACCTCTCTGCGTCTGAAAAGACTAAACCAATTATCCATAATCGTTTCCTTTTTCTATTCGTGCATTAATGCGTTGTGGGTTTACTACATCGCAGCAAGAATCTTTTCCTTCTCCTCAGTGCGCTCGTTGATGGCGAAGAAATAGTCAATGGCTTTCTTGCGGTAGTCTTCGGTATATTTGTCGCCATTCGGGAACCCGCGACGGCATTTCTCTACAAATTCCTCTGCGGTCTTTGTGTGATAATGATTGATCCACGCCACCTCATACGTCGGCGGTATTGGCGGGTATTGGCTCACCACTTCGCCTTTTACGTTGACCACCTTTAGGCGTGGCTTTGTGGGACAATGAGGCTGCGCCTCGAAAGTCAGTCCACCAATACCACCACGCACGAACGGCTTCACCAACTCCGTTCCGTTCGGGTATCTTCTGCCCTTGGCTGGCTGAGTAAATCTTTTGAATACGGGTTTGTTTTCATAGTGCGTCAGTCCGTTGTCGGTCATCATGCGCCACGACAGCACCACCACGTCGGCCTGCAACTGATTCAGGATGGTAGGCAATTTCTTACGACCCTGAATTTCAATCATCTCGTCAATGTCAATGAAGCCTATCCAGGCATACTCGCCACGATGGGCTTGATAGCAATCCATATAGGCTTTGTCCTGTACGTTGAAGGTCCCACCCTGATTGGTGTAGTCGATAATCTCTACGGCATCGGTCTTTGTGTAGTCGTTCAGCACCTTGTATGGCTGCTCGTCGCCATCGTGTGAGTTGTCGCAGATAAAGATTTTCTTCACGCCAAGTTTCAGGTGATGATCCACCCATTCCTTCAGGTAGCGGTTCTCATTGCGAACGATGGCGCAGATGGCTACGTCTTTCGACTCCACCTCCTTTTCCATCTCCCACAATTCCATGTGAAGATTCAGCCACGCCAACTGATGTTCCAAGTCGTTCGCACGCCATGATCCACCGTTATAATGCAAATAATAGTTGTCGAGGTTTGAATAGCAACGGCACACCAACGCAGGCTTTGTCTTGCGGATGTCATCGAGCAGACAGGCTCCAGTGTCCCAATGATTGCCGGGATTATCTTCGCCCGGCTGCAAGTTCCAGCAGCGCATCGGGTCGAAGTATCGCGCACCGTTGGCCGTCAACTTCGGCACATTCATATAGCAGAGCCACGGCAGCAGACGGTCTTTCTCTTTTCGCCTGTTATGGAAGTATTGCACCTTTCCGCAGGCTGCAAACTCCTCATTCCACAAAAAGTCGAAGTTTTTGGTGATGAGCACGTCCGACTCCATCAGAATGAAACCGTCTGGCAACAGTTCCCACAACTTCTGCACACTTATTATATGCTTAAATGAGCCGTGGTTTGACAGTTTCGCCATGTTCCACTCCTTGTCGGGGTACTTTGCCAGTTCCGCCTCGAAGTCTATCACCTGACCTTTGGTGTTGTCGATCACCTTCACGCCTTTCATATTTTTCTTGAATGGCCGTTTGTCGCTATTGTCGAAGATGACAAAGGCGTAATCTTCCGAGCAATGCTTCCGCACGCTCATGATCGCCGCCTCCGTCAGTTCCGGGGTGTTAAAATGCACGATTGCTACTTGTTTCTTCATATCTTCTGGGTTTAGTTCATTCGTTTACCACCAACTGCATCAGGAATTGCAGCGTGTCCTCTCGCCGGTTGGCATTGAAGGTTTCTGGGATGATATGGAACACGCGGCCAAGGTACTTGATACGACTGCGTTCATCGAAACAGGTGGTATATCTCATGCGCACAATCTTGACCATGTAGGCATCCAGCGCACCGGCATTCATAGCAGCCTTGCCACGCTGATAATCGACGTTCGCGTGAAGGCACGGCCCGTCCTCCCACTCAATGCCACCACCATCGACACCATAGACGCTGGTCTTGGCTTCCTTGCGGTTGAGCACCTGAATGATGTCGTGAAGAAATCCTGCACTGTATCCCATAGTCTAATCAGTTTGTGGGTTAATGATCTTCTCGCAGTCTTCCTTCGCCTTGGCGATGGCCTCACGGAATTTCTGGCAGATGTGCGATGTCGGATTCTCGATGTAGGCATAGCGGTTGTAGAGAGCCGCCATGTCGCGCCGCTGGGTGTCGTAGGCTTCCACCATCTCATCCGTCGGATCAGAGATTTCCCCGAAGTTGAAATCAAACTCAGTCTGCACCACGGTCAGTTTATCCAACAGACCGTCGCGCTCCACCTGCAACGGTGAACCGCCCGCCAGGTACATATAGTTTTTGACCATGAACGAGAACCCGAAGGCAATCTCTTTGCTGTCGCGCTGCTCTTCCGCGTCGCGGTTCTTGTAGAGCGACTGCACCAGCAACAGCGAGGCGTTGAAGATGGGATCAGGAATGCGCCCGTAAGTGTCGATTACGTTCTCATACGTGCGCCGCGTCAGGTCGAGGATGGCTTGCTCGGCTGTCCGTCCCATCTGCTCAATCTCAGCGTCTTCGCAGTTAAAGTCGATACGGCAATGCTGATGAATTGCATCAAGGTTCAGCCACTTCAAGCCCGTTTTCTTTTTATCATCCATATTGATTTTTGCTTTTTGTCTTTACCTTGCGGACAAAAAGCGGTTGTAGGTTTACCGTGTGTTTTTCATAGACATAAAAAAAGGGAGCCTCGATTGAGACTCCCTTTTTAATTTTCTTCGTCGTAGCAAATATATCGGACAAACGCCTTCTCGCTCGAATGACCTGTGGCTCGCAATATCTTGCTCCGTGGAATGTTTCTCAAAGTATTAATCGTCGCAAATGATCGCCTCGCGCTATGCGAGGAAATGAGTTGGTATCTTCGCTTTGTCTCTCTGATAATCACACCGTTGATTTTGTTGTCAATGTGAACTTCATCCATGAAGTCCTCACCTATATGGTGCAATAGTTGGTGCAGATAGGTATTATAATTATTGATTTCTCCCGTGTATGGCGCACGGTAGCCGTACTTTTCGAGAATGGAGAAGGTGATACGGCTGTCGATGCTCAGGGTGTTGATGGGTACAAAGCATTTGTTGCCGGTCTTTTGTTGCACAATCGAAAATTGTCCATTCTTGAAATTTTCAGGACTGATGCGCACGAGGTCGCTGTACCTTTGGCCAAGGTTGCATCCTAATACAAACATATCGCGCACCTTTTCGAGTGTTTCAATCTTATTCTTTCGCAATTTCGCCACCTTCTTTTGCCTAAAGTTATAGGTTTCCTCTTTGCCTATCTTGAAATGGTAGATGTGGCTGATTTCATCAGGCGTGAGCGAAATCTTAGACGGAATATAGTTCGGTATATCCACCTCTGAATAACTTGGATTAAGTTTCACGCCGTATTTGCTTGACCAATTCAGCACCGAAATGAGATTGGCTTTGACGTGACCGATGGTTGAGTACTTCAATCCTTGATCCGCAAGAAAAGGCACGAAGTGATTCCAGAAGACACTGGAAATCATCGCAGGCATAATCGTGCATCCAAACTGCTGCTCAATGCTCTCAAGTTTATTGACTAACATACGATAGTTCTGTCTGATTTTCGGGTGTGAGCGTTGCTTGATATCGCACATCTTTTCGATACACTCAATCACCGTGCAATTCGTTAGATCGAGCGCGAACATGTTGTTCATACTCGATGCTAAATACTCGCGGAAGCCGTTGTTGGAAGTTCCATAAAAATTCTGTGTCATCATATCTACTATATATAAAAATATGGGGCAGCACTGCGCGTTGCTTTGGCCTAAAATGCGAAGCCACCTGGACGTTTCCGTTACCAGACGCGGTTACTGCCCCAATGGGGTTATTATTCAAATATGGCAGATACAACAAATGCCACCTATGATGGCGGCATCGACGTACCGCATTTTAGTTTAAGCGGTGCAAAGATAAGCATAATATCTGAAACGTCCAAACAATTCACATAAAATAACAGATGCAAGCCCTGAAAGCCTGCATCTGTTATGTATTGAGTTATTACAAGAACTCAATGAAATTATTCGCTTTATTTAGTATTATGAACTAATAGGAGTGTTGTCTGTTTGAACATATCCCCAAACGCCACCACTCTTCTCATAATAAACTTCCTCAACATTCTCATGGTCTGCATAAGTTAATGACAACTCGCCGTTTATTTCATCCTTATAAGATACCCAGTATGTGTGTCTCTGGTCTCCAGACACCTTAACTACCAAATCTCCGCAGTGCAATACGTCCAGTTGATCTCCTGTCAATGATGAAATATCAGTCACTTCAATTATTTCTGGTACTTCTGGTGATGGTTCTGGTATCACCAAATCTTCATTGTTGATATCACAGATAGAGCACTGACAGTCAGGAGCGCCGCCGACAGGAGGAAGTGTGTCACCGCCATTATCTTCGATGTTAATAAATCGGACTAAATACCCACGAATAGCCACACCGTAGTAATTAAGACCTGCTGCACTGACATATTGTTTCAATTCAACAAGATTGTCATTGCTGTCAAAGTAACAAAGAGCGATACATTGTCTGCCACCATTAAACGGAGAACCTGTAGGTGGTGGACTTACCTTATTAAAGAATGGAAACGCCTTATTAACAAAGGCATACACAGTATTGTTGTATACAAATGTTTCGGGCATAGTTAATCTCACATGTGTAATCTCAATTTCAGTCGGTGCTTTAATCAAAGTACCATCAATTCCAAAAATTGCATATTTCATGTAACTCTGACCAACAGGCCTGAATACCATGTAAATCTTATCATTAAGAATAGATATGGATTCCTCTGCGTGGGGCTGGTTGTCCAATACTTTTGCAATAGGAGACCATGTTATAGCATCATCAGACGACATCAGCACATAAGGAACATTACCCTCATAACCATTCTTGACATTACTACAAGCAATAAGATAATACTTATCACCGTACTTTGTCATCTTAATGATATCGACGGTTGTAATGTAACTATCAGGTAAAGATGGGTCAAAAGAATAGCCATAAAGTGTATTCAACATTGTCAGATAGTTGGCATGAGTCCAGTCCACTGCGTTTTCTAAGCCTTCATACATCAACTTCTGTGGAGCAATGGCAGAGAGTTCCCATGTTGCTTTGTTGAACACTTTATACATCCAAATATGAGGCCTCGTATTTTCAGTTACCTTATCATAAAGAAAGCCACACCTGATAAGTACATCATCACCTTTGTCGATAATAGAATGATTGTAGGGTACTAACAAATCATAGTCAGTCCCATCTTCATTATACTGCTCTACATACTCCAAGTCACTGAAAATAGCCTTAGTCAGCACTTCCCTACGTCCATCTTCAAGAATAGAGAGGTATACATTATTATAGTGAATCGAAGGATGCTCCGCGTAACTCTTCGCATTGCTATGATATACACCATACGTAAAGGTTTTATCAAGCGCAATGAATGAATTATGACAATACTTTGACGTAACAGGGGAGATCACACTTCTTCCATATCCAAGCGTTGCAATACTATATGGTATTCTCGGATATTTGGAATTGTAATATTCCTCAGTTGTAAATGCGACACTACAATTTATATTGTTGGGATTTGTAAATACTATATAAGCATTATTCCCTTTGTCATACAAAGGAATTGAAGAAGCACAATCGAAACCAATCTTACCATTGATGGTTTGTATATTAACATCTTCTCCAGTGAGATAGTATTTAATTTTATGAGTGCCACCATACGCATTGTCGATATTCCTGTATAAGCCGTATACTACATTAGAAGATGCGGCATTCCTTAATAAAAACATTATATTTTTATTTATCTCAGCCATACCAAGAATACCATCTACACTTTCTTTAACCGTCATCTTGAAAGTGTAATTATACGCTGATGTAATAGTTCCCGTTGCACTGTGACTGATAAATATTGATGAAATATCAACAGGTGCTATAACTGTAATAACAGCATTCTTGAAATCAGAACTACTCAAACGTGCGATAATAATATTTGCTGACGACGTGCCATTATAGGTTGCCGAGACATTAAACTCCCTTTCGTCCTCACTTGCGTATTCAAAGTTGATAATACTGCCCTTTTTAATCGGCTTGTCAAAAAAGATAGAATTACGACCACCGTCAACATCCCTCGTCAATGATACATTCCTTGAACCATCATCAGTAACAAACCCATAAACGCCGCCACTTGTAACCAACTTTCCACTATTATTAATTGGAACAGTTTCGACGTTCATGTTTACCCATTTACTCAGATCATTTGTCCACTCATCCTCTGGAAGAAAATACTGCAAATACTTGTGCGTAGATGCATAAATAAACTTAACTGTAAGACCTCCTTCATGTCTATCTAAAGGAACAGAATTAATTGCCGGCTGTGGCCCTGCATATTCAGTCGGATTTCCATCCACAGAATTATATACAGACACATCAATAACCTTTGATGCATCAGCCTTTATTCTGTTGATTTTCTTAGTGTTATACTGAGATGCCTGATTTTTAGACACAATCAGCCTAAATGCACCGCCAACACGATTGATTCTTAGAACTGTTGAATCTTGCGTTGCTGTATAGTACTTAGTCTCGTCAGCATAAATATTTCCGATTGTTGCAATGGTCGTATTAGAGTTGTCTTTTAACACCACTTCAACATAATTGTCGCCGTCATTAATGAATGCTACACTCTGACCTTTCCTGATAATATAGCCGATAGTATTGGTTGTACTTCCTTCAATAACACGGTCTTCACCAGTAACAAAATCTTTTAGTATAGTCCCATTGATAATGGACATATTAATCTCAGTACCAGTGTTCTTTTCAACACGGATTATATTTGATTCTGATTCCGCTGTGTAGATGTAATCGTCTCCTGCGCTGATATTAATAGTTGATATGATAGTAGTGGTACTGCCTACCTTTAATCTTATAGAAACTCTTGTTATACCTGATTCATTGTTGTTATGGAAGAAAAGTTTGTCTCCTACTGCAAGACTGTAATTATAGTCTTTTAGATTAACTCCTGTTGCATACAGAAGTGTTTCAGGCATCGTCTCAAAGACACCTCCACTCTCAACAAGGTTTCTGCTACCTGGAGTAGGAGTAACATCTACCCCCTGCCACTGAATTGTGTCTGTGGTGAAACTCTGTGCCATCAGTCTGAATTGCACATACTTATTGTCAGAACTCTGCGCAGTTCCTTGGATAAATTTGACGCTCATGCCACCGGCTCTGATGTCAACAGGGACATAAGCGAGAGCGGCTGTCAGGTCAGCGTATGGGGTTGGATTACCTTGGCCGTCGGGGTGGTTGGCGGAGATGTCATAGACTTCTCCAACGAATGAGCGGACGGCGAGACAAACGTATGCCGATCCGTTCCAGGCATAGAGTGCGTACATGGTTGCATCGTACTGCGTGCCGTCCCAATTTCCGATGCGATAGATGGTGTCATCCGCGCCGGTGGCAGGTAGCAAGTCTGTGACGGCTGTTGTCTGATCCGTAGCAACTACGCTGACATACTGCACGTCAGGCGTGGTGATCAGGTCGTTCACCTGTTGCTTTGTGTAGGTCTCTTCCTTGCGGTAAGTGTCTTCCAGTTCACCCTCTACTTTGCCGAGTGTGTTGTAGTCTTCTGATGCACCGCCGAGGATTTCTTCTTTGGCTGCATCTATGCGCTCATCGACGCTACCACCGTCGCCGACGGCTGCTTCCAGTTCGTTGAGTCGGCCATTGATGGTCTCACTGCCTCCGCCCTGCTCACCGATTTCTGCATTAATAGTATTGATCTGCTCTTGCAGATTGGCATCGCCGTCCTGACGGTCTTGCACTTCCTGCGCCAAATTGTCCTTATTCGGCATTACCTGGTCAAGTCTTTCCTGTACTTCAGGACCTGTGTTTTGTAAATCATAATTCTGTGCCATATCGTTTCTTTTTTTAATTTATTTGTCTTCGGTATAATCTTCGTTTTTATGCACTCTCAGTTGGTTGCCTTCGCTGTCCAGCAGGTTTTCCTTGTTGCTGTCGCGCAGATTCAGGTAGGCGGTATTCACGTCGCCGGCATAGACGCGGGTATAGACGACATGCCCATCACCACCGGGATTGAACTCACAACAGAACCGCGCCGTGGGGTCTGCTGTGACGAAGCAAAGCCACTGATAATTGAACTCTTCTCTGTAGCCGATTTCCATATCCGAGTCAGTCACCCGATAGATACACTCCGCCTTCACCAGTCCGAGCATCTCAGAGGAATCGAACACGATGAAGAACTTCCCGTCTTCGTCGTGCAAGATGTCCTTATGCTCGATGGTCATGCTCTGGCGGACCATGCCCCAGGAGAGCACCACCTTGAAATCGTCGGTCTGTTGGACGAAATCCGCGTGCGTGATCTCGATTTGGAACTTGGCGACATCGCCCTGACTCACTAAATATTTTCTATCCATATCCATTCTTTTCTTATTGCGCGAAATTGTGGTGTGGGTTTACCGTCAAGTCGGCTGTCCGTTGAGCACGAACTGGAACGAGCCTTGCACGAGGTTGAGCCGTTGCGCTCGGATGTTCACGCTCTTCAGCAGGTATGATCCGCTTATGCCGTCGCTGTCCTGACCGTTGCGGGGCTTGATGACCAAAGTGAACGACTTACCCACTTGCAGCAGGTCGCGGATGCCAGTGCCTCCGCTGATACCAAGGGCCGAAGTCGAAAGCACGAGATAGCCCACGGTGATTGAGCCGCCGTTGCGCCCTGCCACGTAGGAACGCCATCGGTTCTGTGTCGATGATGAAGTCTCGATGAGTTCCGCATCCATCTGTGCCTCGTCGTACTGCGTGCCTGCGATCAGCGTCGAGTTGCAATACACCAGAATGTTGTTGCCGTTTGTTGCCATAATTATTTTTATTTATGATCTTACGAAATTAGCCTGCAAGTATTCGCCCTTGCCAGTCCTGCGACCGTTCGAGTTGAGCACGAAGCGAATCTGCTCACCGCTCACTGTGGCCGAAAGGTTCAGGTTTCCGAGTCCGCCATTCCGAAGGTTGCTCGCCAGCGTGTTGGTCTGCGCAGCCGTCAGCACGGTCTCCCCGGCATTGAGAAGCGCGGGGATGTTATCGCCACTGAATTTATGTCCCGGCACCACACCGTTGGCAGCATGGAGCACACCGCCACGGGCGAAGAAGGGGATGAACGATGTGGCCGTCTGTGCCTCGTTGAGCGTTTCGAGCACGAGCAGGATGGATGTGATGCCCTGCACGATGCTCATCACGCCCTGGATGCCGCTCAAAATATTCTTCAAATCTTCAGGCAGTTCAATGCCAAGTTGCTCGATACCTCCGAAGATGCCTTGCACACCGCCGAAAATCTTCTGCATCTCGTCGATCACCTGATTGTCGTCCTTTTCCTTGATGCCGAGCAGTTTCTTGTAGTCCTTTTCGGTGATGTCTTTCTTCAGGTCGAATGTTTGCGTCTCATTCAGTCCGAGCATCTTCTTCATACCTTCTTGATCCAACATCGCCCAGACGCTTGGCATTTGCCTTTCAGCCAGTACACGGTCTAAGTTATCACTGATATATTCGTTTGTTCTGAAGTTCTGCCTTGCGAAGTCATCCCACGTTGGCATTTTGACGGTTGAGCCTGATCTGCCGCCTTTTGTCGTCGTCTTTGTTCGTCTTGTGCCTCCGATGACAATATCAGGAAATTCGGTTTGACCTGTTGCTGAGTTATAAATGGCACCCCAATAACCTTCTTTCCATGTGCCATTTTGAGCATCGAAACCAGCCCAATTACCGTTAGCGGGTCGTTTAATGAAATTTCCTTTGTCATCCACATTGCTACCGACTTGACCGCCAGGAGCATTCAACAAAATATCTTCTACCGACGTGCCATTGATATAACTTGCCAGTTCGTTGAACAACTTTATCAGCGGCTTGATGGCATCATTCGCCAATTCGATGGCACCGACTTTGAGATCATTCCAAAGCGTTGCACCGGCACCAGACAGCGAGTTCATAGTGTCGCCGAGTTCCTTCATGGCGTTGTCGAGTTTCACCTGCGACTGCGCTGCACGGTCGGCTGCGGTCTCGATATAATCACCAGCCGCCTTCATACGGTCTTTGATAATGTCGGCAACGGCCTGTGTCATGTCGCCCGTTTCCTTCATACGGTTGCGGATTTCCTCGGCTGAGAGTCCGAGGTTGTCCAGGATAGGCAGCGACTTACGGCCAAGACCAGTCACAATACTATCGACAAGATAGTTGATGTCCTGACCTGTATCTTTCGCCTGCTGCTGGGCGAAGGCGAGGAAGGTGCCCATCTGCTCCAGCGACAGGTTGAAGTTGTCGAACTTCACGGCCTGCTTCATCAGTTCGAGGTCGTTCACGGTGTTGTGGGTAGCCTCGCGCAGATTGTCGAGCAATCCCGGACGGTTTAGTCTTTCAAAGGCTTTCGACACACCTTCGGCCTCGCGCGACATGGCCATTCCCTTACTCGTGACCTCGGCGAAACCGCTTGCAACCGTACCGAGGATGGCTGCAAACGAGGCATACTGAGCGGCAGCAGCCACGATTGATTTTGTCGATTGATTGAGCACGCCACCGAGCGTCAGGTTTTCATTCTTAAACCTTTCGAGCGTTCCTCTCGCCTTGGCGATGTTAGCATCATAATTACTAACGTCAGCCTTCATTCTTACTAAAACGTCACCTTTAGCCATTTGCTTGTCGATTTACATATTCTGTGATTGCTTCGGCCACCTGGCTTGCAGCCGTTTCCATGTGCCACGGAGCCGTATACCCGAACCAGTTAGTCTGCCTGATGGAGCCACGAGTACCGAACCGAGATGTACGGAATACAGTACCAGACCCTAAGAACCTGAGTATGAAACCACGATCCGCACCGTAGTAGTAGTCCAAACGGTTGCGCCCATCATCTATTCTTGATCGGCGGTTGCCACCGCGCATTGTCGGGTTTTGCTCAACGATGCGCTGCCGTCTCAATTCATACTTTACGCCTGCTGTACCGCGTTTCTTTTGTAGGATGCTCAGATTACCGCCGAACATCGACTTATAAACAGAGTACTTCACAGCCCTTGCAGCCTTGCGCGGGTCGCTCTTCATGTAGTTCTTTACATCTTGGGAAAGTTTCTTGCGTGCTTCTTTCAGCACATCACGGATGTACTTCTTGAAGATTGAGGCCATCTGCGGGTCTGTGGTCATAATACGACCAAAGGCTTCCATGTTTTCTGTAAAACCTGAAACCTCCACGTCACCGTTCTTCTGCTTGCCTCCTGATGATGATGAGCGTGATGACGATGATCTGCCGCGCCAATAATCTGGATTATTTGAATATATACCCATAATTCGTGCTGTATATATTCCCTGTGTTTTCCCGTCTTAGGTTTACTATTGTGTTTTTCATCGAAAAACCGGCTCGCGCATCACTGCGCGGGTCGGTCGTGAGCAAAGTTAAGTATTTTAAGTTCAACCATTATGGCTCCAAGGTGCCGCCATTGTCGTCACCGTTGTCATCGCCCTGCTGGGTGCCGCCCTGCTGCTGACCGCCATTGTCACCGCCGCTGGGCGTTTCTCCATTGTCGGTCTTCTTGGCGACGTAGGCCACCTCGCGCACGTTCTTGCGCTCCACGCTGTAGCCCTCCTTTTCGAGCAGTTCGGTGAACTTCACCTCGGTCTCGCAGCGCACCTTCACGCTCACGCCTACACGGGTGGCGAGGTCGCCAGCGTTTTCGAGTGTGAGGTCAGTCACTTCTGGGTCGAGTTCCTGCGCCCGCTGTAGGTTGATGTTACCGCCTTTCAGATGGAGGTCTGGATAGATGCGCATGAGCACATCGCTGCCGTTCTTGAACTGGATGGCAAAGCCCATCGCCATGAGTTGCGCAGCGGCACGGCCAAAGTAGCCGAGCACCTGGGCTGCAACATCTTCGGGAATGAGCGAGTTCTGATGATGGATTTCACGCGCCAGAGCCTTCTCGTCACAAGTGAGGAGCAGTTCGTTGGCGGTGATAGACTTGCCGGTGCCGAAGGCTTCGACACCCTGATTGAGACAAACTTCGTACTGTATCATATTTCATTCAATTTAGGGGTTAAAAACTTTATCCTCGTTAAAGGTGGTGGCTTTTACCTCGTTAAAGGTACCACCTTTTATATGGTAAAAGGCTGACGGGTGGTTTCAGACCTCCATCAGCGAGAGCATCACCACGTCGTCGCGCCAGTTTCGGCTGATGCTGATCGGGTACATCGTCGAGCCGTCGATACTAACAAGATCGCGCGGGTTGATGCCGTCGGCCACGGTTGCCGATGTGCCGTCGTGCGCCAGCAGTTCACACTCGATTTTTCGCTTCGACGTGGCCCAATAGTTCACCACACGATTGCAGAGGTGGACTTCTGGCCGCTCACGCGCACCGTAGTACTGAACATCTTCCATATACGAGCCGTCGGCATTCATCAGCAGACCGTAGGCGGGTGGCACGCCCTGGTTACTACCGTATGGGCTTTCGATGTTGTACTCTTCCTTCACCATCGAGTCGCTGTGCGCCTTGTAGCGCAGGCGAGGCACGTCGAGGTTTTCGTTTACGTCACACCAGCCGGAGTTAGGATATTGCTGATAACTGGTGTTGTCGTTCTTGTAGTACTCGACGCGGAAATCTTTCAGGTCGAAGCATTTCTCACCGTTGATGTCGTCCACGCGGCTGTCGTCAGTACCCATCAATTCGATAAAGAGGCGACCTGTCACGCCGGATGGCATCGGGATAATGCTCGTTTCCTCGTAGTTGGTCGCACTGATTTCATAGCGGGAGAAGAGTTCAGGCTTTTTGTTTCCGATGGTAAGCAGACATTCACAAGTATAGTCCTGCCATGCACGACCATCCCAATAGATAGCACTGCCACCTTCATCAATGCCAATCCTGGCTTTCATCGCAGGATCACCGGCAAAGAACCTGCCCTCTTCGTATTTCTCGCCCTCGCGGTAGGTGTCGGCCAAGATACGCAAGAAACCGTCACTGAAACAATGCTGGAATTTGGTCTTCAGCCAGACATATATGGCACCCATATATGTCTGCTTGATATGGATCACGTTGCCCACATTGTCGTAACCGCCACCGGCATCCGCTCCGCGGTATTTTGACAGGATATTGAATGCGGCATAACCAGTCCAACAAGTGCCGTTCAAGTCCATCTGTTCACACGACAGCACATCTTCGGTGTAGTGCCACATCTTGTCGCCGTTCGACTCAATATAGCCGTCGTACCAACTTGGGCGACTCATCTCAGTGACTAACACGCCGTCGAACGGGTCAATGGAATGGCCGTTGTATGTGTCAGGATCGACATTGATTTCACAGGTGTTGGGGCCTCGGTTCTGGTAGTCCTTATTGTTGATGGTTGCAAAGATGTCACCAACGCTCACGGATGAGAACATCGTCTCGATGCTGCCGTCGTCGGTGCCACTGGCGAGCGTGGTCAGTTCGCTGTAGTCCATCACCAGGGCGGTGCTCTCGCCGCTGTCGTCGGCACAAGTCAAATAGAGCGTATCGCCGTGCATACGGGCTGTGAGTCCCCAGAACTTACACATATCTTCGAGGATGGTGCCGTAGTCATAGCGTGACTCAGGATTGTGGTCGTCGTCCTCTTGCACAAAGTTGATCCAGTCCACTTTCACCTTCAGCCACTCCAAAGCATCGGAGCCGCCCTGCACCACAATCTCGGTGGGTCGGCTGATGGATGGGATGGTATCGAGCGCACTCTTCAACAGATAGGCAAAGTTCTGGATCAAGGTGTTCATGGTGTAGGCATTCACATCGACCTCCGCACGGCTGATGACTGACAATGGGCACTGCACGGGAAATTCTCGCTCCAGAGGGTTCTCATACAGGGCCGCGCCGAAATTCTGCGCCTGCATGAAGCCAATCCAGCGGACATTCCCGTTGGAGTCGGTGAGCGTCACGGGGCGGTCGGTGTCGGTGGTGGGAATGATGCTGCGCCAGTTCACGTTGACGGTATCGGTTGCATCTCGGCCCGTGTCAACGATGCGGATGTAACCACTCTGACGGCGCACAGGTGTGAACATATCGTCGTCGTAGTCCTCTTGCGTGGAGAACGGATCAGCCGCGCCAATCAGTTGGACGGGCTGGCCGCTGTAGTTGTCGTCGTAGATGTTGACCGTGTAGAGTTCGTTCGCTCTGAGCGACTTGAACTTGACTTGCCAGTGAATTGCCATATTTCTTTCTTTAATTTGGTTACTCGTTTTGAAAGTTCGCGCATTCTCGCCTTCATCGCTTTGTGCTCTGCCTTGCGCTCGTCGAAGCGTCGGCCAAGGTCAACGACCGAACGCAGCAGCATGTCGGCCTCAGTCCTCATGCGCTCGCGCTCTGCCATCAGAGCCTCCCATCGCTTGGTGGTGATAATAGTCAGTCCAAACATATCAGCGGAAAAGTACAATGAGAAGGATTAACAGGATGACGAGCATCACCAGCGCGGCGATGCCGTACATGCAACCCATCAGATGAGCGGCCATCGGGTCGTCTTCTGGTATGATGTCAGGGATTTCCGGCATATCGCCGAAGTGCGTGTAGTCGTTGTTCATATCTTATTCGTTAAATCGGTTAGCCTCCCAGATACGGCGCGATACCAGACCGCCAAGTTTCTTGCCTCCGGCGTTGACCCAACGAAGGAACTGCTCTTGCACCTCCCACGTCGCGCGTCGGCTTTCGATGTATTTCTTCAAGGTCGAACCGTTGAAGTTCGATGGGCCGCAGTTGTAGATGAAATCCACGACGGCATCAAACTTGCCCTGCGTGGTGAGGTTGGCGCACCTGTTGGCGATGGCCTCGAACTTCGCAAGGTCTTCGCGCAGGAATTGCTCGGCCTGATACTGCGTGATGCGGTCGCCTTTCGTCACGTCCTGCGTGTGGCCGTAGCCAATCGTCCACACGCCCTTCGCATCCTGGTAGGCCGTCAGTCGCACGCCCTCAAACTTCTTGATGGCATTGATCAGCGTCGTCGATGCTTTCATAAGTCTTCGTTGTTTGGTTCGATGTCTTCAAGCGTAATGCCAGCCTTCACAGGATAGTCGATGGTTTTCTTCCTGCGCTTGCGGTTTGGGTCGTCCTTAGCCTCACCTTCTTCTGGGATAATTCCGCGCTTGCGCAACTTGCAACTGAGGTCGGTACAGATGAGAGGGCGCATCATTTCGATTTGTCTGCCGTTGCGGGCCACTTCGCGCTGGAGATCACGAATTTTCGCGTCGGTCTCGTCGAGCCGTTCGCGCAGTTCATTACGATCCTGTTTGTAGTGGTCGCGCTCGTGTCGCAGTTCTTCTATCTGAGCCTTACGGTCTTCGCGGTCAGTCTTCGCGTCGGCAAGCATCTGCTGATACATGTCCTGCAACTCCTTTGCCGCATCCACCTCTGCCGACTCTGCCTCGGCCTTGGCCTTTTTCCTCTGATAACGCCACGTAAAGAATGCACCGGCACCGCCTCCAACGAACAGCCCGATGAACGAGATAATTGCTTCTAATGTTATTTCCATACCTGTTGTTATAATCTCTTTACCATCGCAGGAAAATGCGCCGTGGGTTTACTTTGTCCGCCAAACCCAGATGCCGAAATCAACGACGGCAATAATGATGAGTATCGTTTTCATGGTCTTCGCGGTTTAGATGATGCAATGCTTCTTCAGCAATAGAGCGATGGCGATGATGATACCCATGAGAGTCAGGATGCCGACGGTGATAAGTGATTTCTGCATCCAGGAGAGTTTCTTTTCCACCTCTTTGATGACGGGGTATGGTTGCGGAATGGTGTCGTGTGTGGCGACATAGGTCGTGTCGTGCGTCACCTTCTCGATATACTTCGTGTGCCATTTCTCGATGAGCATCGTGTCGCCACGCTCCTTGACGTGGATGGAGTCGTGCAACCAGATACTATCCCGCTGCTGCTTGGTGATGTAGGTGGTGTCCGTGCGCACCTTCTCCACCGTCACATATTCCACACTCTTACACGATGTCAGCAGCAGGATCACAATAATAATGGCAATCCCAAGTGCCGACCAAAAACAAGCCTTATAGGAGGCTTCTAACTGATCCATACGTTTCATAGTTACTATTATTTAATTGTTTTACTGTTGCACATTCCCTTCGCTCAGATCAAACACATAGCACGCATCCAATAGCGCGTGAATTGGGTCTATCTTCGTGTGCTGCTGGGTCTTTCTAATCGCCCGCAACTCGCTCGACGAAATCTCCACCTTCGCATTCCCGAAACACCAGGGCCAAAGGGGGCTGTTGCTCAAATAGAGAAACGGCGTGTCGTTCGTGTAACTCCAGCCGCCGCTGTCGATATTGTATTCCTGACCGAGCAGCAGCCACTCCAACTTCTGGATGAGTCCGTTCATGTTGACGAAACTTTGCGGCACGGGGACTACCATGCGCTTAATCGTCGCCGCGTCGATGCCGAGGGATTGCAACCACGCCTTGATGGTGTTGATGGGTTGGATGCTCTGCGCGGGGTCGTAGCCGAACATAAACAGGTTCAGTCCCTGCTGGTTCTTCGCCATGAGGTCGTTGATGGCGTAGTCGGGATTGAACACCTCGCCCGGACAGACTTTGAGCCAACCCTGCTCCGACCACATCTCATAGAGCGCACGGTTCGGACTGTCCTTCATCGCGGCTTCCACGATCCACGCCTCCGTGTCGGCAAACATCCGCTGGTCGGCTGGCATGTCCTGCCGGTAGTTCACGCCCAGATAGGTGATGGCGAAGAGGTCGTCATTCCCCCCGAAGTCGAGTCCCACGAAGATGTTCCAACCGTCCTCATACTTGCAATCGGTGATGCGCCTTTCCACCTGCCTTGGCCGTATCTGGTCGCCTGACAGCCACTTCACAAAGCGGTCTGATTGCCACATATTAAAGTCCTTGGTTAATACCTCCTGCTTCGTGTCGTCCGTGCCGGTGGCTGCTTCGTGGAGTCGTTCACGGTAGTAGGTCGGCTGCACCGTCGTACCTATCGAGCGGTTGACCTTGCGGAACAGCTCCGTGTCGTTCAGCTTTTCGAGGTCGTCGGTGATTTCCCACTTGTCGAGTTGAAGGAGCATCGCCGTCCAATAGTCTTCGGGTGTGCGGTGCGGCTCGCCCAGCGGGTAGTCGAGTTCCTGAAGCAGCGAGGCTTCCACCTGTTCGAGTTTGGTCTTATACGGCCCGTCCTTCACCTTTCCTGCGGTGGTGGTATGCAGCAGCAGTTTCTCACGACGGGGACCAGTCGAGCCCCAAGCCGTTTCCACCGTCGATTGCATGTCGCTCACGCCGTTCACATATCGCGCCTGACCGTGCTCGTCGGCATGAACGACGGAGGCATAGAGACCGTCCTTCGAGGTCTTACCAGCCGACAGGCACTTGATTTCGCCCTTCATTCGGTGCCCTGGTTGCCAGTTCATGCCGTTGCGGGTCATGCGGAACAGTTTGCCGCCCATGCGGTTCGTGCAAGTGGGGTCTATCTGCATAGCGAACTCGCGGATGGCCTTATATGCTATCTGGCTCTGCTCTCCGGAGTTGGTGCATATCAACGCCTGGCCATTGACATCACCTAGGAAACAAACCTCCGTGAAGTCCTCAGCCGCGCCCAGCTCCGTCTTGCCGCTCTTACGCGTAAAGAACCAGTGCGCCTCCTGAATCAGCCTGCGCGTGTCCCATACCATGCCGTCCTTGCCTACCCATTCCGACGGCAGCAGCGCGTCGCCCTCGTAGTAGGGTCGCTCCATGCAGACGTCCGTCACGAACATGTGGATGGAGCACTCGGCATACACCTGGAACGGCATCAGCCGGACGTGCTGCTGTCCTCGCGGTGTCGAGAACTTCAGTCCGCCCTTCACATGCCGCCCGTCCTTCCACTGCCCCTCTATGGCGGTGATCTTCCGTCGCGCCCTTGGAATGTCCAGGTCGTAGGAGTCCATCAGTCGGAACGTCTTGCGGATGCCGAGCAGTTCGAATAAATTTGCATGTGAAGCATGATTGGAGATGGCATCCTCAATATACGTGATGAGACGGCTGTCTATCTCGTTCAATTTCGGTGCGTAGTGTGGTAGCCACTCCGCCAAGTCGCTCAGGCATTTCTCCTTCGCCTGCTTTAATTGTTCGATGTCGTTCATTTGATAGAATAATGTTAGAATGGCGCATCACAACCTTTCGGCCTATCGAAACCGATGTTAATGCTGTATCGCCAAAAATAGATGGTGAAGCCAGTCGTGCGTGGTTTTGTCGCTCCGCATTTAGGCATTGAGCAATAGCATTGATTCTTGCGAAAACTGATGAACGGGTCGCCATGCCAATACGCCCTGTGATATTTTCTGATTGTCATAGTTCGCTCTTTGTTACTCGTGACCTTTCAGGAATGAAACACAAGCCCGCGCCGTTGATGTCGTCGTAGTAGGCACAGAGGCAACCAGTGCCAGCGTACCAAAATTCGCGGTCGGTATGCTCCAGCGTCTTCTCCAATAGCCGACGGGCTATCTTCTGCAACTTCTCGATGGTGTACTCCCGATTTTGGAGATACATCACGCTCCGAACCAGTTCAAAGTCGAAACCCTTGATGATTTCGTCGATGACCTTTTGTTTCTTCTCGTCTCTCATTTCTCGCCCTCCTTTTTATCGTATCTCTCCACCCACTTATGCTCTTTCAGGTCGTAGATGCCGACGTTCCAATTTGCGATGATGGTGCAAGGAATGTCGAAGTATTTGTTGATGAACTCGCGCCACTCATTTTTTGCATCTTCTTTCTTGCAGAATGTCACGTCTTGGTCATCGTCAATATTGTGGTCACAGTAGAACTTGTCCGTCATCTGGTCGGCTATGTCGTCCAGCGATGGCGCAAAGTCGGCAGGCTCGAACGTCTCAGCCGTGCCGACGTAGATACAACCTGTGTAGTCGCAATCCTCATCGAACGGGTTGCCGTCCTTATCGTCCCATGACGATTGTGCATACTCAATCACTTCTTCGATTGTGTCGAAGAGGTCAGCCTCGCAGTGCGTGTCTTCCGTACCGAAGGCATACTTTAATTTCTTTTCTTCCTTCATAGTTCCTTTATAATTCTTGATAATTCTTGCAAAATTGGCAAGTATTGGCAAAAAACGAAGAGGAAAGACCTACATCTTCCCTCTTCTTGCGCTCCGTTGGTGCTCAGGCGAGCAAGCTCGGAGTCCATCATACATCATACATCCGAAGGCCTACGGTTCCAGCCCCCCGCCCGTGTCCTGACTGCCGCCGCCGGTGTTGCCGCCGTTGTTGTCGCCAGAGTTACCACCTTGTGCGGGTTCGTCGTCGTTGGGGATGGCTGTGTCGGTTGCCACCATCTTAACCTTTTGTGCCTGCTTGCTCAGTGCAAACTGCTTGCTGAACTTCACGCCGATCGTGGCACCAAGCACCCAATTAAGGCGGTCAGTAGTCAGATCGCTTTCCTCGGCACGGGTGCGGACGGGAACGCTTGGGTCTGCCGTGTGGGCTGCTGTGGTCTCGCGCTCGATGTCGGCATCACTCACGCTGCCGTTCACCTTCGGGTAGATGCTGACCATCTTTGTGCCCGTGTGGTCCGCCAGGCTAATGCGGTTGCTCTCCAACACCTCCTCGCTGATAATGTCGGCGATGGCCGCGATGACCGTTGTCACCTCGTAAGCCTTTACGCCAGTACGAGCGGGCGAGGCTGGTGCTTGGCCTTGATTTCTTCTACTGTCATAGCTCCTTTGGGTTAAAATTCTGCGACCATCTCTTTGACGTAGGCTTCCATCATGTCGTGGAATGAGCCAGCGAACTGCTCTTTGAACTTGATGGTGCCTGCGCTTATCTCCATGTCAACGTAGCTGTTGAGAAAGCCGATGCCGTACTTCTTGCAGATGGGTTGCATCTCGTCGCGGAAGGCTTGGATGCGCTCTTGAATGTTGAACACCTTGGCACGTTCCTCGCGTCGGCCTACATCGTAGCCCTTCTTGAAGCCCTCTTTGGCATAGTACGATGACAGATGCGGCAGCGTCACGTCGTGAGGGTTGTCTGGGTTGCGCAGATTGTTATGCACTGCGTTGTAAACATCGTCGCCATACTTATGCATGGACTTCTCAGCTGACTCCGACATGCGGATGTCCTGCTTCTTGTTTCGTCTTTTTCTGCTCATAGTTCCTGTAATTGTTTAAGTAAATCTTTCGTTTCCTTGATGCACCAGTCGCGGTCGAGGTGCGGCCCGTCATCGTAGTGCATGGTATCGAAACCGAACACCCAATAGTCTTTGGGTATTTCGTCGAAGTTGTCGAAGTCGATGCACTCCGTATCGTTGCGCCATCCGTCGGCCTTAATTTCCTCAATCGGCTCACCAAACGTCAACCCGCCGTGAATGTCTATCACGTTGTTGGCTTCGTCGTAGTGTTTGCCATGCAGCGGATGCTCTGGCGGTACTGCGACGTAGCCGTTAGCATAACCCACACCGATTGAGCATCGGTGCAAAATGTCGGACTCTGTAAAACGCTTGTTTACTGAGTTGTTCAAAAATGCAAATAGTCTCTTCTCCATAGTTCCTTTTATTTATCTTATTGCTCGTTTCAATTCAGTTATAAACGTGGCAGTCGATTCGAGGGCATTGTATATCAGTCCCCAATTCTCGTTTGCCTCTGCTGTATGGATTGCCGCAAGGCATTCGATGTCGTCCTCATATATCTTTGCCAATAACTTGACCGCCATCTTGCGCTTCTGGGCGCGAGTGTCCTCAGTAGTCATTCCTTCAATTCGTGTAATTCGTGTTCAAAAGAAAACGAGAGGCACCCTCGTCGGATGTCTCTCGATGTCGATTGCGATGTCTGCCGATTACGGCTCCAGCCCGCCGCCCGTGTCCTGACTGCCACCGCCCTGCTGGTTGCCGCCGTTGTTGTCGCCAGAGTTACCACCTTGTGCGGGTTCGTCGTCGTTGGGGATGGCAGTGTCGGTTGCCACCATCTTAACCTTCTGCGCTTGCTTGCTCAGTGCAAACTGCTTGCTGAACTTCACGCCGATCGTGGCACCAAGCACCCAATTAAGGCGGTCAGTGGTCAGGTCGCCCTCCTCTGCCACTGTGCGGACGGGAACGCTCGCGTCTGCCGTGTGGGCTGCTGTCGTCTCGCGCTCGATGTCGGCATCACTCACGCTGCCGTTCACCTTCGGGTAGATGCTGACCATCTTTGTGCCCGTGTGGTCCGCCAGGCTAATGCGGTTACTCTCCAGCACCTCCTCGCTGATAATGTCGGCGATGGCTGCGATGACCGTTGTCACCTCGTAAGCCTTTACGCCAGTACGAGCGGCAATCTTTTCAGCCAACTCGGAGTTGGTGATCTCGTTGTTAATTACCGCTTCGGCAAAGAAGCTGTGGCTGCCCTGCTGGGCACTCGTCGGGTTGTACTCCCGAACCCTGTACTTGACTTTACTCATTGTCGTATCGTTTTTAATTGTTCGATGTCGTTCATATTAGATATAAAAAAGAGAGGCACCCCGTCGTGGGATGTCTCTCGATTGATGATTCAGTGTGATGTGTTAGACGAAATCGACCTTCATGCCGAATTGGTCTGCGATGGTTTGCAAGGTGTCGAAGCCTACGCTGTACCGCCCTTGCTCGATTCGGCTGATGTGGTTGCGCTGCATACCCGTCATGGATGCGAGGTCGTTCTGCGTCAGCCCTTGACCTTTGCGGAGGTCAGCAATGCGCTGACCTATCCGCTGTCTCTCTTCTTCTTTGCTCATCTTTCTATAATGTCTTGGAGTGTGCTCATTACGTCGTCGATGCTGCTTGATGCGTCTTCGAGGTCGCTGACCGCCTCACTCATTGCGTCGCCCCTTTCGGAGTACTGGATGCTTTCAGGCAGGTTGTCGAATGCTTCCTGCTCCTCTTCGGTGATGCTTTCGATTTGCTCTTTGAGCGTTCCCAGTTGGTCGATGATTTCCTCAATCGCCTTACGTCTTGCCTTATTCATAAGATGTCCTCCTTATCCGTTGCGTAGTCATAAGTTCTGATTGTGTCGCCCTCGCCAAACATGATGTCGATAGAATCACGAGCCGAGTCAAACGTCACGGGGTCGTCGAAAGTAAGAGTGGTGAATGGCATCTGATGCTCTTTCATGTAGGCTACGGCCTGCTTGATTGCACCTTCAATGTCGTTGGAGTTTTCGATGATGAAATCCTCAATCGGTTCAAGCATTTCATCCAGGAGTGTGAAAGAATAAATCTGTGTCATAATTGTAAGCCGCTGTTATACGTTGCCGCCGAATCTTAATGTTTACGGTGCAAAGGTAAGCATTTTCCGTGAAAGTACCAAATATTATACAAAGAAATGTGTATTATTTGGTACTTTTTAACAATTTCACTTGAAATACTCAGCACATCGGAAGCCTTTTCTCGGCATAAACTCCTCAAACGAATGAGCGACAAAGTGCGCTTTCTTATTCACCCATCCTGCCATGTCCTTTTGCCATTGTGGGATAGGTCGGTGTGGATTGTCGGGATCACGATAGGGCTGTGCGTAGGCATATACCCCGTTACCCGTCTTGTTCTTTCTCGCGTCCTGAAGCCTGCGCCACCAATGGCAGATGCGGTCGTAGCACTCTTGCATGTTGTCGTTGAGCATGGTGTACAGGAAGAACTCGCCGTGGAATCCGTAACTGATTATCATTTCCATTGCCCTCTCGCATTGTGCTATCTGTGCATGGGTGTCACAACCGAAGCGGATGCGGTTCCCGTCGAGCCACTTGACCTTTGCCAACAGTTGAGCGTATTCGTCAGTCACTAACCTTGCGTCGAGTGCCTGGTTAAAGTCCACACGATAACCACGATCTATGATTTTGCGGAGTTGCGCCTTTGCGTAGTCGCCAGCGGCTAAGATGTTGTTATCCATCAGCACCAACTTCGTGCGGCCTTCAATGGCTATCTCGTCGCAATCCATATACGGCACGATCTTTCCTTCTTTCCTCGGCACCACACACCACGGGCACTTGTTCGGGCATCCCCTTGTCAGGAATCCGTAGGCCGTGTCCGATGGGATGCTTGGGTAGATGGAATAGTCGGGCTGTGTGCGGTCTATTTCGTCAGGTAGTCGGCTTTCGATATTGTAACCCGTACCGCCTCGGATGATTTCGTCGGCATCGTACATCGTCAGATCGTCGGGCGAGAAGTTGAACACCTTCGACATGTAGATGCGGTCGTAGTGCTCGAAGCCGTTCACCCATTCCACGGTGTCGCCGTGTTCCTTGTGCCAACGGGCAATCTTGCAAAGGGCGATGTTCGGGTAGATCGTCGCTCCCCACTTCTTTTTCTTCGCGTGTCCGTCGACATCTACAAGTCCTATCTTCATTCGTTCAATTCGTTCAATTCGTGTTCAAAGAAAACGAGAGGCACCCTTGCGGATGTCCCTCTTTCGGGCGTGACTTATCTTGTCAGGCATGCGAGGCTTTGGTAGAGCGTGGAGGTAGAGGGAGTCGAACCCTCGTCTTACTGACTTCTTATAGAAACTTCATTACGTGCGTTGGGGCTGACCAGATAGCTGGACGAGCGTTCCACCACCGCATTTTGAGAAAACGCGGAAAACATTGGCCGTGACCTTTATGTTCCTTCGCAAGTCACCCGCGAGGTGCTTATGCGGCTGCGCGCATTTCAGCACGGGGAGTCATATTGACAACCTTAGCGTTTATTTGTTTTGCCATTTCAAAGCATGACTGCTTGCACGATTTCTTGCCTTCCATCAGCAATCAAAACCAAAATACCCCCATTGAAAAAGGTCAGCGCGGATTATATATTGCCGGGCGTGTACTTAGCCGTACCTCATTGCGGGCCATGACACCTTGCCCGCCCAGGCAGGAATAATTCTCAAACGCTGTTTCCCATTCGCTCAACGGTTGTGGCTATGTCCCGCTTTTGCGAATTTGCTAACCTTTTATTTCGTTCAATTATTCATGATTCCTTTTTCTCTCAGTTTCACTGTCAGTCGGCTCACGTTGTGGTCTTTGTCGAAAGTCACGTCTATATGCTCAACGTCATCCGTCAGCGTTATAGTCGTAATCATGCCATTGGCACCTGTCTGCTGAATCTTAATCTTTTCTTCCATAATTCGTTTAACCTTTTATTCCATCAATAAACTCATCCAGGCTGTTCGTGGCCTGCTTCGCACTCGGGTCGTCCGTCTTCACCGCCGCCTTCGCCGCCGTCAGCCCCAGCATCTTCGCCCACCGCTGACAGTTCGCATCCTGACTCAGCAGCGTCGCCACATGCGGGTGTTGCTTCTTGACCCACAGCCCGCTGGTGTTCTGCGTCTCAAGCATTCCGTCGTGCTTCATCACTACTGCCTCGTAAAAGTCGTACAACTCCAATGCTTTTGCATAGCGTCGGATGGTCAGGTCAAGCCCCTTCGGAATCTCGCCCCCGTGCGCCTCCGCCACCTGTTGCCGAATCTGTGTTATATATGTTGCTGCTTTCATTGTTGTCAAGAATTAGAGACGTTCCTTTATTTTATTGCTCACATTTTCGATACGAATCAATAAGCCTTCTTGCTTTGAGTAAGGATTGACCAATAGTCCGATGGTGTGCGGTACACCTCTCATACACGATGGCGTTTGAATCATGGCATCCTCAAACATACTGCCTGCCAACTGAATGCAAGCGAACTCAATGGACTTGGGGATTTCTCCGTATTCTTTTCGGATGTCGTCGAAAGTCTTGCCCATGATTTCTTGGATGTACTTTTCAGCATCCATGCAACAGGCTTCTGCCGTATAGTCGAGGTCGTTGCAATCGTATCGGCAATGTTGCTTCAAAATGCCAACAGTCAGTATTTCCATCGCTCACTCTCCTTTCCACGCTTTCATAAATTCCTCAAAGTCGCTGCCGTCAAACCAAACCATTTCGCTGATTTTAGCCTGCGGAGTGAACATGATTCCAAACACAACGTCGCCCGTGACGTTCTCCTTGATAAGCCCCGAAATGCAAATCACCTTGTCGGTATCTACCCACATCGGCATTTTGTCGGGCTGGTCTTTCATAAACTCCTTGAAGTCTTTGCCTGTCAGTGCCTTTGCAAAGATACCTTCAATACCATTACTTCTTTCGAGATTTTCTGCGATTGCATCCGCAAACGTTCTTCTTGTCAATTTAATCTTCATAGTTCCTTTTATTCTTGATTACTGTTTCTTCTCCCTTGGCTTACGAAATTTGATAGGCATCTGCCCTGACTGGACATAGCCCAAACGATATTTGTTGTAGTCCACCGCCCGCACCACCATGATGCCCGGCTTCACCTCCTTCTCCTGCCACACCTGCCAAAGACCGGCACGGGTGCAAGGTCGGTCCAGTTTGTGCTTGTCATCCTTGTCAGTACGTCGCGCCTTGATCATCCGCTCGCTCAACGATTCGCGGGTGCCCAGACAGACGTGGCTCTGCTGCCGCCCGAACTCACGCTCATCCTTCGGGATCAGACCCAGCAGCGGACAGTCCAGACACCTGTCCGGCTCATCCTCTCGCAGATTGATGTCGATAAAAATTATTTTTGGCATTTCGTGGGTAATTAAATGTTCGTATCTCAACCGCCCCCCGTGGGACGGTCGTAGTTGGTAGGTGGATAAAAACACCCCCCTTAAAAAGTGATGTGTTAAATTATATA